GGCGATAGCGGCCCAAGTCGTGCCGTCCCATTTGAATAGCGCCGCTCCATCGGCAATGTAGAGGGAAAGCGTCCCGCCAGATCGATGTGTAGCGAATCCTGGGTGGACGGTCAACGAGAGATCTGCTACACCGCTTCGAAGCGTCCAAGTCGATGCAGTGGTCAGTTTCGTGTAACAGTTACCCGATGCAGTAACGGCCACCATTTCTTTGCCAGCCGGCGCATCCCAGACAAACAGTCCAAGAATGGCAGCGCCGGAATCGAGTTGGTCTGAGTGGTGTTGATACGAACCCTTGCGCAGCGTGAGGGCGCCGGCTTCATCGAGGGTCAGGTTTTGAGCTTTTACAACTTCCTGGCGATCCAGAATATCTGGCGAGAATCTGGTGTTTACGCCCTTCCGAAAATCGTACCTATTTTCCGGTTTGATCGGGGTGCGCGGTGGCATTAGATACCGCCATACTCGTACGCGCTATCGGTGGCCTCGCACTCGATCGGCCCCGTAAGGTCTGCCCGTTCGACATATCCAAGGAAGTCGTTGCGGCTATCCTGCCAGCGAGTTCCCAACCATCCAGGCGTTTCCCGTCCGCCCATCGTCAGTGTTACTACTGCTATTTCGAGGGAAATCAACGGGTGGAATTCTACTGGAATATCGGGGTCGGCGTCGTCACCTAACGTGGCCCATGGTGTCGGGGCGTACTGATACTCGAACGCAAACGTTGTGGTTTCCGCTGGAATCGCTGCGAACGTAGTCACACCCCGGAAAACAATCGTGTTGTTGGTCTTCACCGCGGAATTGGCCCGGGGTCGGATCGGGTCATACTGGACGCCCTGGGCCGCAGCTAATGAATCTTTTTTCGAGATATTGAGAGGCCGACGAAACGTTTTCGCGAGGTTCGAAAGGGTGTAAATACCAGTGGCCGCAGTTGTTATCAGTTCCTCATGGGAAAAAAAATCAGGGTTCTTCTGCTGGGCTTCGGCATACAGCGACATCAACGCCTGTTTGCCGGCGGCGTCCAGCGATTCCTTGTCCCAACGCCGAGAGTGCCCTGCATCGCGCAGGAGCACACTGGCGTCGGCCCTGATTTCCGATTTCGTCACTGTTTGCTGACTTCTCCGATTCGTTCCTCGATCGCATCCAGCGCCGTTTTGCGGTCCTTGTTGGCCTTTTCGGCATCGAACATCGCGGACAGCAACTCGCTATCGTTGATTTCCTTCAAAGCTTCCTCGAGTTGCGGTACCGACATCTCGTTGACTCTCGTCATTTTGGCCTTGAACGCCTCGCGCTCCAACTCGTCAGCAGCCTCTCTCGCTTCGGCATCAGATCTGGCTTGCTCGTCAGCTACCGCTTTTTCGGCCTTTTTCTGTTTTGCCGCTACTTTTTTGGCAACCTTTTCCGCTTCTTTCCGGGCGGCAATATCTGCCGGATCTTCCAGTCCGTTGATGCTCAAAAATTCTGCCCGGGACAAACCCAATACCCCCAGCGCTTCTCCGGCCAATTCGGCGTCAACTCCCTTTCGAAACAGATATGTACCAGGAGTGCCTTTGTGTTTCCACTCTGGGCGTTCCGGATGGACGTGGCCGCGCCCGACGGTTACTTCGGCTTCCGGGTCATTTTCGTGGCCGCGAATTTTCCGCACATTACCGTTGTGGGCCCGAACACCCACTGTGGCTGCGAGTTTCGGCGAGAGTTCGGCGAGAGTCATATCTTCTTCGCCAGCTTCCCGGACAATTTTCTGGTTGCCGTTCGGGCAATTTAAGACTTTAGGCACCTGGAATTATTCCTTCCTCGCGAGCAATGTCGCCCCGATGGTTCTTTGAGAGAATTTTCTTTGCCTGGTACGCCGCTTCATCCATGATTGGATCCGCCAGTGCTTCGCGGGCTTTCGCCATCTGTTGGTCGTTGGCGTTTCTCAGGTCGTTCAGCCTTTCGATCAGTGCTCCGCGGGTACCCGTAGCCTTGTTGGTGTTGTCCATTTCACCCAGAATGCGGGCCATGTGATCCCCAACGGAATTCGGATCCGCATCCTTTGGGATCCAGCAAACATGGTCGACGGGTTCGCCGATTTGGCCGGACTGGAACAACACCCAGCGTTTATCGCCCTGGACCCACCGTTCTGTTACCGCCCAACTCTCGTTGTGTGGTGACCATCGGACCCCCAAGCGCTCGTCGATTTCCTGAAGACGTGCCAGTAATTGAGTCGGTGGGAGTGGGTTTTGATCCACTCCCACCAGTACAGGTTGACTCATTTGCCCTTGTGTTGCGCCCAGCCGGGGTCGGCTTTAACGCAGTTATCCACCTGGGACTGAGCCTCGGACTCACTCGGAACCTTCGGGTTATCGCCCTTCGGCACCGGCTTGTGATTGATGTTTTCCAACGTGCCTCCTAGTAGGAGTTCTCGTGTTTCACAACATCCTGGTCACCCTCACGATACAGCGGGACGACTTCAACACCAACCCGGAGGCTGGTATTTGTGTCGATCGCCGCCGAATTGCTCGTCAGTGTAATCTTGAAGGCATCGCCGTCGTTGATGTTGCGCTCCTTCTCCGCTCCTTCGGCTGCCAACGTACACTCATAACCGCGATTTGCAGCGACGATGAGCGTTTCGAGGTCTTGAGCCTGGACAATTACGTCATCGGCACCCTCGGAAACATCGTTGACGTCCACATCCAGCAACATCGTACCATCGGCATCACTGGGAATCGCACTTCCAGCAACGTGGACACCTTTAATCCTGAAGGGGCCCAAACCAATCGGGACAAATGCTCCGAGAAACACCACCGCCGTATTGGCGGTAAAGGTGATTAACTCAGACCACCATATCTGCCGGACCAAACGTTCGGAGCGGCCTAAAACTTCGCCTGACTGTCCGCTCATGTCTTCTCCCTAGCTGAAATGAAACCAGTCGATGGGTGGGGGTCGTGCCGCCCCCACCGATCAACTAGCCCGGATTAGACCATTACCCTCGAGTAGTCAGCCGTATCCGTGATTCCGTGGATGACGCCGTGCGTGTTGCGCACGATGCACCCAAAGTTCCAGTAACTCCGCAACGTGCAAGCGAAGGCGTCCTGGTCGGCAACCTGAATCCATCCCGTCGAGTCGCCGTATTTCAGCTTCCCAAAATTACGGAGGTCCACCCACGTAAGGCTGGGAATGTGGATCAGATACAACCGTCCGCGCGGACAATCAGGATCGTCAATCATCGGCAATCCTGCTACCGTGGTGGCTTTCCACCCGCCGCGCAGCTCGTAATCACGCTCAAACCTGCGTTGCCCCAACAGGGGTTCGGCGTACTGAATGGTGATTCCCGTCGACGTAATCAACAGGAATTCGTCCGGGTTCATCAGCGGATCGACTCCACCCTTGGACTTCACCAAGGCACAGAGCTTCATGATTTCGATTTCATCAACCGTTCCGGTGCCGCTTACGTCCGATTTCTGAGACTTCCAGCGGAGGTTGGCTGCCGTGGCTGCGTTGATTCCCTCGAAATTGGTGAAACCAGCATCAGGGTCGATTATCGCGTCCAACCCGTTGGACTCTCGGCCCCACGAATCGTCCGTGGCGGTCGATGCTGTGACTACCACGTCCGTTGCCACCATTCCCGCGATCGCAGTTGCAAACAGGATCGCAGCCGTACCAGCGGCAGCGGGAGTGATCGTGCTGATGACAGCGGTTCCCCGTAGGGTCGCGCCGGTAATATCTCTCACCGCGACGAATTCGCCCGGAGCCAGATGCGCGGCACCTGGGCCAGCACCCGTGATTCCGTAAGCGTGGTCGATCGTGATGTTCGTCGTGTCAGTCACGACCGTGACCGATGCCCTGACTCCCAGTCCGTCCCCGTGAAGGATACGATTTTGGTTCAACTGGATCTCGTACAGAGTTTCATCCAGTGATTTCTTGGCCAACGATACAAAGCTGGCCTCACTGGCTTCGGTCGCTGCCAGCGCGAGTCCATCCAATTCCTGCCGGATGTAAGACCGAGTGATTCCCAAGTTTCCTTGGGCCGTCGCGGCGTCGGCTCCACGGGGGAGTGCGCCGGCTGACGTAGTGAAATTCCCGCGTCGATTCAGTCTGACGGAGAAGTAAACGGCATCGCCTCCATAGCGCATCCGTTTGGGGTTCATCTTCTTGACCTGCGCCAGAAGTGGCGTAAGCAACGGATATAGATCCTCGAAAAACTTCGAGTATACGCGCTTCGTCACACCAGTCAGATCAGCTAAGACTGTGGGGTCCACGTTTTCCTCCCGTTAAAACGATTAGCCGGCTGTCAGTCTTCCTGCAGCCATTTCTTGCCATCCTGATACGTTTTAATTTTGGGAGCCGGTTTTTCCCGGTTCGGTGGGAGTCCTGACGATTTCGGTTGCCTGTCTGCTGCCTTGTTTCGCAGCAATTCAGCTTTCGTGTTCGCCGCCTCTGCCTCCGCCTTTGCTTTTTTGGCTTCCAGTTCCGCAGCTTCGGTCGATCCGTTCATCGTTGCCTTGATGTCACTGTCCACCTTGGCGATCATCGCCGGTAGATCGTGGTCCAGCATCGATTGGAACCTCGCCCATGCCTGCGGACTACTTGCTACAAACTGGTTACCTTGGCGCGTTACCGCAAGTTCCGTCTCTCCGAACTGAGCCAACACGACATTGTATTTGTCCTGGATCACGTCCGGCGGCACACCCGGATGAGCGGCTGATAGTTGCTCTAATTTTGGCCCCACGTGAGTGCTTTCGTACCAATTTGCGTAATTTACGCTTTCCTTGTGGACCGCCTCTTGTTCGACTCGGGCTGTTTTGGCCTCTGCCATAGCCACTCGATTTTCTGGCCGATTGGCTTCCTCCATATTTTTCTCGACTGCAGCCCGATAATCTGGGTCGGTCCAGAATCGATTGATATCGCCCTCACGGGCCTCCAACTCTGCGGACACCCGCTGCAACCGCTGTGCTTCTTGCGTAAGCTGGCCGAGTTGGTGTTTTACCTGAAGGTTTTTTGTCCCTGACGATAACCCCATGCTGACCAGGTCGGGGATCTTCGAAACGTCGACCTCAGTCTCTTTCCCGTTGAAATTGAGTACGAGTTTGGCGTCTTTCTGCGCGAGATCAACCGTTTTGCCGTCCGATGTGGTGACTTTGTACGTCAGGCCCGCATCGGTTTTGAACTCGGTGGCCGCGTCGTCGGCTGCTGGTTCCTCCGGCGGTTTTGTGTCGTCGGTCTTGTCTTCGGTTTTTTTCGCTTTGTCGAGCGCCTGGCGGGCCCGTTCGGCTTTTTCTTCGTTCCACTCATCTATGATTTGCTGATCTTCTGCCGGAATTGCATCGTCGTCCGGCTGCGGGATGAGGTCGTCGTCATCGTCTTTGTCCCCTTCTTTCGGGGTGGCGACCGCCGGCTCATCCTTGGCCGGCGGTGCCGCCTCTGTCGGCTTGGGGGGGGTGTGCGGGGTAGCCGGCGGCTCGTCGTCTGAGGCGTCGGCAAAAAAATCGCGTTTCGCGTCGTGTATATTGGCGCTGGAAGCTTTGGCGTCAGCAACCGGATCCGCTAGCGGTATGGCTGGGTTGTCGATGTCCGGCGGTGGATTATTGGGCTCGAGCGGAATTACAACGTCGTCGGTGTTGTCCATCGTGTTCCCCCTGCATTTTACTGCGGTTGGGTGGCGTCAAAGGCGGCTCCAGGTGTCTGGCCGTCTGCGATTTGTGCGGCATTCGCGTATGGGTCGCTACCTCCCGCCGTTATTTGGAGAGGGTCCTGCGGGGTAGCTGGCATCGCTGCCTGTTGCTGTTGCTGGACTTGGATCTGTTGTGTGAGTGGATCCTGAAGCGGTCCGCCCGGCGCCAACGCTTCGATCACCATTTTGATCGACTGCGCGGCATTCGGGTCGCCCAATTGGGCCTGTTGCAGTAGTGCGTAGTAATCCCATCGAGCGGACGCTAACTGTCGAAGCGTCGGGTCTTTACGGTCGTCGAGAATGATTTCCTGTAAAATCTCTTGGTGTGTCGTGGGATCATCCTGCCACCAAACGGGCGGCTGCATCGCCGCGCCTTGTATAATCTGATCGGCACTTTCCTCGAGCATGTAATTGATCCGCTTCGCTCGATCGCGTTGCCGGTCGAGGGCCGATGTCATTCCAGGTGTTCTGGCAATCTGCCGGTATTCCTTCACGTCGATTATCTGCAACTCGAGTTCTTCGCGTGCGCGTTGGAGTTTCAGGGCCCGGGGTTCGGGCATCAGGGTTGCCGGGTCAATATAGACGTCGGTTTCTCGGGCCAGGTCCGCCGATGTTATCCAACGGGGCAAGTCTGGGCGGTCTTCACCAATGATCGGAGTCAATCGGGGTTGGATGTAACCCCATGCCGCTATACGCAATCCGAGTTTATACGTGGCTGACATTCCCCGCGAGGCCGCACGGACGAACGGTTGCATCCCTCGCTCGAACTGCTCTCGAATCGCCAGAATTCCCCGACCCGACTCAGGCATCGACGAGGACACCTGGCCGCGGGCTACGTCGGTGTACCCACTTTTATTCTCGATGTTTTGGATGTGAAACTGGAGTGCGTTCCACGTATCCTCGCCCACCGATGCGGAATTTAACCAAGTTGGGGGTTGGGCCCCTTTCCACTCAACAACGGATCCGATGTTATTCGAGTACGTGTCCCGTACGACGGACCCTTGGTACGCAAGCAAACGCCCACCGGAATTGAGTCTGGCGTTCTGCATAATCCGGGAGGTGAGCATATTGATGGCGATTTGGTCATCCAACCAATCGTATGCGGCGGGCAACGGGAAGAAGTCTGGGTTTGTGGATCCGTCCGAGAAACGCGCCACTGGAATGAACGGCCCGAACGGTAGCGGGCCAACATGCAAAACGGTGTGGCCGGCGGTCAAGACCATCATTCCTTCGGGAATCATGTCAGATGGTGCCAGGTAGGTGGTCGTTTCTTCGATAACTGGAAGGTCAGAAAACCGGTCCGGATCCGGCACAATTTCGCCCTGTCTGACGGCCGGCATCAAATAACCCCTGGTATTTGCAACCGTATCTCCCCACGGCTGCCCTTTGATTTCCCTCGCTTTGTCGCCGTGTTCGAACACCAACGCGGAGACCAATCGAAGTCGGCGAATCTGTAAATACCTGGCATCATCAACGTCGAAAGCCTCGGGGTCACACCGCATCTGATCCCCGCGAATCGGCAAGAAATCAACGTCGCCGTCTCGATAGGTGTGCGGCGGCGTACCCTCCGGCATCCTTTGCCCGTTTTCGTCCAACGGGATTATGGTTTCGTTGCCCTGTTCATCGACGACCGTAATCGAAGCATCTTTGCGGACACCGAGTTCGGTGTTCCAGATTCCCTGGAGGGCGGCGCAACCCCAGTCCTGGCCGTGACGCATTGCCCGCTGGAGCCGTGCTTGCATGTCTCGACGATGGGCCAACCATTCGATAAATCGGCGCTGGGCTTCCGCTGCATCTCGGTCCTCAGAGGTTCGCCCGTGCGGTTCAACTTGAGCGCCGGGACGCTGTTCCTCGAGGATCCCCAGGCGGTAATCATTTGCCGGGCCGATCATGTTGACGACGGAGCGAATGACGTTTTTCGGGGGTTTCGGGTTGGAGAAGGTCCGCCCGTTCTGGCTGGACACCCACTGATGGCCCTCGCGGAACAGCCGGACCTTTTCGCTCAAAAACATCCGGTCGTCCATGGGCCCATCTTGTGTACGCCATAGCCAGTCGGAATAATTCGACCATTCCTCAGCACTGCCGTTCAATCCGGGGAATGCCTCGCCGTAGCGAGCCTTCATCTTCTCAAGATTTTTCCTGCCGCGATTGCGGCGGAGCATATACCGCGCCCGAACTACCTGATTATTCGGATCGGTTCCGATCAGGTCTTTGACCATCGGGGCGGCGGGTGCTGTCATCCGACGTATTCGCCCTGGAGAGTCCGAATTTCGCTAATCAGTTGGCCTTCGGTCACACCTTGGGCCAGTAGCGTTCTTGCGTGGTCCGCCAATTCCGCCTGTCTCCATTCCTCAGACTCGTTTGCAATCATCACGGCCACACTGTTCGGAATGACCGGAATCGTTTCGTTTGG